CCCCTCAAAGCCTTACACTTCAAGGGGTTTCGTTTATTAATACATTTGCAGGTATTGGTCTCTTTCCCATTGGTGCACTTGTGTACGGAACATATACTATAGAAGAAAAACGTATTTTATTGATTCAAAAACGTTGATTTTGCGGCTTTTTATTGATTATGTTCATCAAACAGAATCATAAATCATGATGGAAAATCGGGCAAAAATCGGGCAGCTTATCGGGCAATTTTCTCACCTGATTTCCTGTGGTGTTTTCACCTCAACATTCAATTTTGCAGCTCTGCACAATTTTTCAATTGTATCTTTTCTTGCAGCTATGGATGTGTAAAATATAATTATCGGGCATTTCTTGTATTGGATAGTGATCAGCGGGCTTAATTCCGCGTATGTCGCTATCTTCTTTTTATTTGTGGTCATATTCTGCGTGCGGTCCACTTCTAGAAAATAAATTGTACCATCTTTACTGAACCTGGCATCCGGCCTAATCACTTTTTTTGCAAGGCCACTCTGAAATGCAACGTCCCTTTCAATTTGGAAATCATCCGGGAAACCATAATAGATGTACATATCGTTTCGCATCAAAAAATGTTCAGTCTCGAGACTGTATTTTCTTTCCTTTTCGCTCCCAATCAGTTCCCGTCCCTTTTGGTTTAAGTAATAAACATTCACGTTATTCCGGGGCGCGTGGCGCTTCACTTGCAAGTATTCACCCATTCGCTTTAGTACGTCCAGTGCATTCCGTGTGCTACCTAAATCATGTATCTGCTGAAGTTGCGTCCTGGTTGCAAAGCCCAGTTTATCTAAACTCAACAAGATTTGTTCCATGCGTTGCTGTTTCCTCAACAATATTTTCAGCCTCCCCTTCCAATCGAATAGGTTTTTGGTATCTCTCGAGCCGTTCCCACATTTCTTTATTGCTTATATAAGGAACCTGTAATTCTTTGATTTCATGTGTCTTAAACAGTGCTCTACCCTTTACATCAGATGGCAACTCCTCGGCTCCCTTATCATCTATAGCGACTTGTGAAGCATATCCGGACGGCAGCCGGAACGTGATTTTTGCGTCTGAATTTTGCTTTATCTGCCGTGGCAATGTGTCGGCTGTTGGGTACTGTGTCGCATAGATCAGCCTATAACCAAGCGCGCCGGCAATCCGAGCAATTTCCCCGAGGGCATGCTGGCAAAATCCAAGTAATTTCTTTTCTTCTTTGCCCATCCATTTTTCAGGGGCCAGCTGGGCTGCTTCGTCAACTATGATAAAACGGCGCTTCCGATATGGCGTATCCACCACATTGGACCAGTATTTCTTTCTGAATATCATATAGTCTCTTTGAACCTGCTCCATTATCTCGCCTAACAGTCCAGCCGCTTCCACTGAATCGGATGCAACACCTTTCACTTGTTCCAGCCGCTCAAACCTGCTGAATTCCAAGCCACCTTTCAAATCAATGATGTAAAATTCGACATCTTCCGGATGGTGCTCAATCAAGTAAGTCATGACCGTTTTTAAAAACACTGTTTTCCCGAACCTTGTCGTGCCGGCCGTGGTCATATGCGGGGTATGATCGAAATTATGCCAAACCATTCCATCAAGCCAACGGCCAAGAGGTATGACCCAGCCTTTCTTTTCCGGCACCTCTCCATATGGAAACATGGCCGGTATCTCTTTGTCATACACGCTTATGTTTAGAAATTTGTTGAATTCGATGATCACAGGCTTTTTCAACCCATCCGAAAATATATTCATTTCCTTCTCAAATTGTTTCATTTTGGTGGCCGGCAAACCCAAAGGGACAGAAAAAGAATATTTTGTTCCGATTCTTTCTTCACCGTCCATAATCGGATTCTTTTTTGCAAATTTTGGTGTTTGAAACTGATCTTTTTTCCGGATACCATAGCCCACATTCTCAAAAATTTTTTTGATTTTTTTCTTATCACTTTCCGGCACACTTGGCAAGGTTGCAACAGCAAACGCGGCAAGTGGAAATGCGAGATATTCGAGCATTTCGTTACCCTCCATCCGTATATTTTTGTACAAGCTAAAACACCTAATAAATCTGAAAAACGCATATACGCACGCAATTTCTAGCTAAAACAATTTCCATAGAGCATTCTTAAGCAAGAAAAAACCAAAACTCGCAAGAACCCCCGCGCGCATAAGCCATGCAAGACGCGTTTCATTAATTTTTACCCCACATTTTTCTAGGAATGTTAAACCAAGCAGGCAGACACCTAAGCCACAGAAAAAGGTCAGACCGCCGTCCAACATGGTTGTAAAATGCGGCGAAGCATATCCAAGTACAGGCTCGGCCATGAATGTTTTAAAGGGAATCGTTTCAATCGTCATTTCTTTTTTTCACTCCTTTTGCTTTTCTTGCTTCTATGCTTATGACATTATGTTTAAGAACTTACCTTGTCCTTTAAATTTTATTTTGATTTTCCTTTAACTTTTAATTTGAAAGGAATTTCGGATAAGCTGCCGAATAAAGTTATAGAGGTGAGTTGATGAAAAGCCGGATAGGAGAGATAATTGATGCAGCAGGATACAAGAAAAAGTACATAGCTAAAGAGCTAGGAGTTTCACCGACACAATTATCAAACTGGATTAGTGGGAGGTCGTACCCGACAGTGGAAAAGGCTTTTAAATTGGCGAAGCTGCTTAATGTGAAGGTTGATGATCTATACAAGGAGGATGATGAAAATGAGCTTTGACACAATCGCATCATTGCAGAGGATGCAGCAAATGCAACAGGCGCAAGCCGCAGCCGGTAAACGGTTGGTGTTAAGGAGATTGAATTCGGGGTTGGATATCGGGTTAACAGTGGCGGCCATCCTGTTATTTTTACCCACGTTTACGCTATCCCTTTGGCTGCTACTGATCTACCTGGCAATTAAAGAGTCTGTCATCAAAACATGTTTGGTGAAGAACGTTGCAACCGGGGAAAAATTTAAGGTTATGAAATCCGAGTTTAAACAGTACAAAAGAATGGTGAAAAACAAAGAAAAAGAGGTTCGGAACATAATCCCAACGGCCGCAGCTATTGCAGATGCTCCTGCAAAACCGGCTGAAGAAAAAGATGAGATCGAAGATTCGGCACTCGTACCTGCTCCGGAACCCATTGTCCAGGAACCGGAAGTTAGTGAGGATCCCGCTCCGAAACCGCAGCCCAAAAAGAAATCCATCACTTTTAATGTTGCTGGTGTGACATTTGAAAATGATAAAGGGAAGGAAATTCAGCCCCTTTTGCGCCGGATCGCTCGGGAGATTGCAAAAGAACAAGATGTTGAGTCATTTGGCGGATGGACCAATAAAGATATCTTGGAATACATGGCCGAAGTTTCACAATTTGAGGATGTAATGTTCGGTGATTATGTATCTTTTGAAAAAGATCTGGACAATGAATTTGACCAAAATGCAATAAAAGTAATGGCCAATCTAAATGATAAGCAGTTTCATATCGGATACGTGCCCAAAGATAATAACGTCCAAGTAGGGAAATTATTAGACGACGGTTTAATTGATAAAATAGCGGCCAGTTTTGTGGGCGGGAAAACAAAGGAAATTGACTATGATTTTGAAAAAGATAAAGACATTGTAGTGGTTAAGGAGCTCACACTGGGAGTGGAAATTACATTAATTTTGAAGGAAGAAGAGTAGCCCCCGCGGATGCGAGGGCTTTTGTTTATTCTTTATCTATATATGCCTTATATCCCTTTTTCTTCAATTCGACAACCAATTTTTCAGCGTTTGCTTTGCTAGCAAATGCTCCTAACTGGACCTTATATAAATTATTGCTACCGCCGCTAGAAGGTGAAGGCTTTGCGACCGGTTTTGACTTTGCTTTTAGTCCTAATGCTTTTGCAATTCCTTTTGCTTCTGCTGCAGCAACCTTTTTAAGGTTGGCATCAGATTTGAGGAAATTAGCATCTTTTTTTGTGTCGATGAACAAATGTTCAAGTAGCATAGCTTCCATAGCTGTTTCCCTAACTACCGCAAGATTAGCTTTCTTTTTGCCGCGATCTTTGAAACCATTATAAACTTTTTTTACTTCATAATGTACAGCAGACCGCATTTTTTCTGTGCTCCCACCATTTATAGATGTATAAACATACGACTCAAAGCCTGTACCACCGCCAGCATTCACATGATTGGATACAAATAGATCAGCCTTTTTCTTGTTGGCAAAATTGGCTCTCTCGCTTAACTCAACAAATACATCTGTAGAACGTGTTAAATAAACTTTTGCGCCTTCATAATTGTTCTCAAGTGCTGCCTTTGCATATTTGGATATTTTTAAAACAATATCTTTTTCTTTGAGCCCATTTGCACTTGCTCCTGGATCTTTACCGCCATGCCCTGGATCAATAACTACAATTTTTGTCATTAGAAAGACATCTCCTTTAAATTTTGTAATATAAAAGAGCCACAGCTTAGCTGTCGCCCGACTTCCCTTTTAAAACTTCAATGGCTTTTGTGATCTGGCTTGGGATCGGTAACCCGATCCGCCCAGCGTTTTCTACAATACTTAGAACCTCATTTGACAAATAAAAAAATATGGTCGCATCCCGAAACATGGCGTTCCCGCTGCCGAGCAATACATCCAACTGGTTTGCCATTGCAACGATGATAAAAATGGCAATCTTTTTAGGTATCGACTTAAACCCGACTTTGCTGCTTAATTTTCCTTCCACAGCTGACGCGAGCATGCCAGTAATGTAGTCAAAGACCACAAAAAGAAGCAGTACCAGCAACAATGGGGATGCACCCCACAGATAGCCGATTACTGCTCCCGCAGTTGTTAGTATTGTTTTGTATAGTTTGTCCATTCTCATTTTCCCCTTTTGGTATTTATTTTTTTAGATTTTTGATCCGCCTCCTTGTTTTTGAGCATAAGAAAAAGCACCCTGTTAGGAGTGCTTAATATTTAACAATTAATTCATTTAAATAAGCTACCAATAAACATAATCCATTGTCATTAACCCAAAACTTCCGACTTTCTTCTCCTTCAAAAGTGGCCCACATTTCATAAAGTAATTCATGCACTTGATCTCTTTCAATAAAATCAAAAGGTTGAACATCACCGTATTTAGCCTCTAAGATATCAAATACTGTTTTTTTCTCTAACGCTTTATTAATATCATCTAATTTTTCCTTTTTACCCTTGTCTAATAACCCATTGACAGCGAGTAAATATAATCCTATAGTATGATTTGCTATTGTTTTATTCAAAATATATCCCTCCTTCACCTGCCTATATTCGACTATTCGACATAAAAGAATGCTATTCCTGCAAAAATCCTGAATTTTTTACCGCGCAGTATGATCCAACTGCGCGGTAACACTTTGGTTTTCATTTTCAATGTTGTATTTAGATAAGAGAAGCAAAAGCAAGCATGGAAAGTAGAAATAGTTACCAACATTTACTATCCCCAAAAACGGAAATGTTAATAAAAAACAAACTAACCCCTTATACAAACTTACATTATATCGTGCATTTTTCGAACAATTCAGTGCATCAAAAAGGTAATAAGTAAAAATAAACATAACTATTATATAACCAACTATCCCAATATCTAAAAATATTTTTAAAAATTCATTATCTACCGTGAAAGATGTATTAAAGTCAACAGTATGGCTCACATAATTTGAACCAAATAAAGTTTTGATTATATCAAGATGTACATTTTGCAAGAAATAACTATATCCTGATATTCTGCTGCCAATGGTGATAAATGTGTGACTGCTCAATATACCAAGTATAATGTTTATTACCTTATATATGAACAGCGGATATGTTACTTGGATTAATAATGAGCAAAAGTAAATAAATTTAGCCGTTTTAATTTGATTTTTCCTTAACAAAAACATATAAATTAGTAGTAAAAATAAAGTTAAATATACTATACGTGTAAGGGTCATGTAAACTGCGGATATGAGAAACAGTACTAATAACAATTTTTTGAGACGGTTCATTTTCTTAAACATCAGAATTGAAAGGCATAGCAAAGCAAATAGACCAAGCGTTAGCCCACTATCTGTCATTCCAAATGCTCTTATTTTAGCACCTAGTGCTAAAAAATAGTCATTTGATGAGCTTGTCCCATTTAAATAAAAAATGGGATTTAAAACTGATTCACCTTTATAATTCACTGCAAAGATTGGGTTTAATGTAATATACTGATATACTCCTAATGCGCATTGAAACATGGAGAAAAAAATAGTAATCTTGCTCATTACCTTATAATTTAAAAAGTTGATTTTTAAAGATGCAGTAAGCAAAACAAATATTGTGCTAAAGTAAGAACTAAATATTATCCAAAACATATGCTGATAACTAAATGCAGTTGAGCCGTTGTATAATGATGATACCAAAAAAATTCCTATTAATGATGCTAATAATAATAATGGAGCATAGTAAATGGAAATTTCAGTGTTCTTCGCAAATGCGATTTTTTTAAAAACTAAAACAGTTATCATTATTAGCATTAATATTAGAGCATAGCTGTTTGAAAATAAAAAAAAGCTTTTTTCACCCACCAAAATATATAGTTGTAAAAGCATTTTCTTTGCAACTAACATAAATAAAAGCAAAATAAAGCTTAAAATAAAAGCCTTTTTAAAAATTACTCCAAGCAAAGGGTGTCACCTCAATTTCTATATAGTCGCTTATATTTTACACTAATTTTTTGCAAATGAAATACCAAAGCTTAAAATTGTGACAGACCTTTTTATAAAAATGTACAGGAATAATGATTCTTAACCTATACACCGCCTTCCAACACATCGATCGAGTTTTCAAATTCATTCAGTGTTTTTAAATACTCGTATCCTTGTATTAATATGTTTTTAGCAGAATTCGAATAACCAGGAATAAAAGAAAACGTCAGTTGGTCAATTACATTTTCTTTTGCACTTGAATCATACACAGTTAGCTGGAGTGCGACTTCTTTAAGTCCTGAAAAATAAGTAATTTGGAAATAAGCATTTTCAAAATTTATTTCTTGCCCAAATACAATCTTTGAATAATGTTTACTTAATGCCATTTTATCTTCCTCCTTAAAAATTCCTTGCTATTTCAATCCACTTTGTTCCGTTAAATCTAAGAGTTAACGTGTCTCCTTTTCCTGTTGGGACAGCATTTGCTCTACCTTTAAGTACTATTCCCCAAGGTGTTTCCGAAGTATCAATGTTTCCCGTATTAACAACTTGTGTTTGTGTATTATAGAAAATTAATGTAACCTCTGGAACACGGGCATCATCCCTGTTGAAATTATGAATCATTATTGTTGTTAATGTTTGCTTGCTCGAAGCGCCGACTAAAATGTATCGAGTTTCCGGGTAGATGGACATATTTAATCCCCCAGTATAAGTCATTTTGTCATTTTGATCGTACAAAGTACTGATCTGTGTATAATCTGAGGGCATGGACGTAATAATTGATGAGTTTAAAATGTTTTGCCCGAGAAAACCATTTATACGGTTATACACGTTAACGTTTTCTGATCCGCTAACTGCATACTCATTTAAAATAGAAAATGGATTTTGTGCGTCATCTGGCATGTTACGAGTGTAAAAATCAAGAAATACAAAACGTAAGTGGGTATATATAACCGGAACATATACATATACCTGCACCTGATAAATAAGAGGATCATTACTTATTTGCTTATAGCACAATGTAGCGTAAATTTGCATCCCTTGTGAATGTGAAAGTGGTGTAGTCGCTATTTTTGCTACCACCCCTGATGTTGAACTTTTTATCCTAAACTTTACATCTAAAAAGCATTTTTCTTGATAATCAGCATCGCTGGATTCATCAGATACGATTGCCGTAAATGATAGTCTCGATAATGTCCGGCTAGACTCATCAATGGTACTCAAATCTGCCTGAATAGGGCAATCAAATATCTTTACAAATCCAACAGAACTAAATTGCGGGGTCGTAAAACTAATAAAGTTTGTGTATTGTGTATGGGGATTACCGTTTGAATTATGGTTATCACTTGTTAAAATTTTTCGTTCATCCAATGACAATTTAAATCAATCCGCCTTTCACATAGTCGATCATAAACTGTTCGGCTGTTGTTGTCTCACTATCATTAAAATATTTAAATGGTGAGTCTACGTGCCACCATGCGAAGCCGTCTATGCATTGCAATCTGAATAACGTTGAAAAAGCTGCTTTCATTAACCATGTGACTGCATCATAATTTTGAGTAGCCGTACTGTAGTTTGGAGGTGTAACCGACTGCAATCCCGTATCAATCGGCATACAACCTATTTCTGTTATAAACACTTTTTTATTCAACTGAATTGATAAGTTTTGAAGTGCTTCAGCATAATTTACTCCGTTATATTGATAGTAAAAGGCTTTTGTAATTTCATCTATAATTGGTGTTTTCTCAGATAGTGGCTCTTGCTGATAACATAAATAGCAATTTGCTCCGATATAGTCCATCAAGCTATGAATTTGTTGTTTTTCAGCATCGACTGCTTCCCACCATTTCGGAGCATATAAAAGTTTCAACGATGGGTATGCTGATCTCACAGCGTCTACTAATGCTTGCCAGTAGCTTATCAGACTATTGTGCGTCTGATTGTATTGCTCACAGCCCACACATAAGAGAGGAATATCATTTTTTATACATAAATCGGCATAATGCAAACAAATTGATTGCCAGTTAGTGAAAAATGTGGCAACATCATCGCCTGTTATATGGTAATTTCCTCTATCGTATCCGTCACTCCAATTCAAACCGATATGAAGCTTTACCATATCAATCGGCACATTATTACTTTTTGCATCTAGCAATGTGCTATTAAACAAATCGTCCGGAATCATTTGAGGGCTTACGTCAGTGTCGCTTGTGACATTAACCATCACACACAAAGTTGCATGTGCCCCTTGTTTTGCAATATGTTGCCAACTTGTCATGCCTGGTTTTTGAGTACCATACATACCTGTTGTGATAGAAACAGTTTTATAAGTCAATTTATGTGGCAAGACAGTCTGATTTAAAACATTTAGCTGTGAAGAAGTTTCCGCCAACTGCGCGGTAACTTTATTATAATCAGATGCTGCCCTGGCGCTTGCTGTGGGATGCTCTACACCTTCAGTATCGTATCTTAAGTCCACAACTTCGCTTGGCTGAGGGTTGTTTCTTATCAGATTATCAACACGACCGATTTGATACTCAGCAGCCGTCTTCGCTTGATCCGCTACATCGCTCGTAGTCTCCATGCTCTTCGCAATGGATTCGCGTACATCTTTTCCGTAAACTGCTGTTCTAACCTTGTTTGCTAAGTCTTTAATTACGCTTGGTATTGCCATTTTAAGCAGTCCCTCCTTCCAAGGCTACAACTCTATTAACCAAGTCATCCAAGTCCACAGCTTTTATAACGGTAATAAGATCTAATTTTGCTTTTAAAGCATCCAAATCAATGGTGCTTAGGACTGTAATTAAATCGAGTTTGCCTTTGTCATCTTTGCTCATAAGCCCGTCTGCTGTCGATGTCGCTAAATTATATGTCGGTATCCCATCTACAGTTTGATTCAGATCATTTACCGCTGATTGCAGATCATTTACCGCTTGTTGTAAACCCGGAATATCGCTTTCTGAAATTGACTGTTGCACACTCGTTACTGCTGCGTTTACCGACTCTAATTCAGTTTTTAGGCTACCTATCGTTTGCATCTGCCGGTTAACCGTAATCTGCAATTCAGTAATTCTTTTGGCCGATGCGTTCATTTCCGACTGGTATTCATTTAATGTTTTAAACTTATCTCCGATTGTCAGAGCCGCATTATGTGGGTTGTTAATATCCAGCTGTTTCCCAACCACCCGTAGTCGTTCATTTATGGCCATTATAGGATTAATGACCGGGTATGAGTTGCCAACATCAAATTGATCAATATCAAGCCCAATCAAAAATAAATCCAGCGCTGACAATTGATACTGTATTAAGGCGGTTGTCTGTGTCGAAAAAAAAGCCTTACCTTTAGATAAAAGATTACTTGCTTGTGTTACGTCATCCCATGTCACGGATCCACCCTGAATTCCGAACTCCGCAATTAGTGCTGGCGAATCAATGTATGGTTTGCCATTATTCACCGACTCAATGGTGAGGCGTGCTTCAGATGCATCTGTATCAGATTTATTTTCTGATTCGATCCTGGCGCCTAGAGGTGTAAGACGTGTGATTATCTGAGTTGGATCTATATCCCGACTAATACTAATTAAGTTCTTAGCAATCCGGATTTCAGTACTCTTTTCCTCGCCGATGCTTACCAAATAATCTAAAAAGCGAACCCCATTTTCCTTTCGAATTTGAAGTTCGCCACCTAATTTATCAATCAAATTTTCTTTAATCGTGTCAAAGGTATCCTTTTCAGCTGATAAGTAAAGATACATGTAATTATTCGGATCCGTAACCGTCACCTGGCCAACCTGAAACTGCTTGTAAGTTTCAACTTGTAAATTGTGATATTCAATGATTGTTTTAAGCAAATCTTCCGGGGATCCACGGAATTTAAGGTGCCGCTGCATACTGTCGTGGAGATATCCGAGCTCGCCCTCACAGTCATATGCCGCGCTATGCAGTCCGGAGTCATCCATGCTTTCACTCGGACCCAGTACGCGACCTTCAAACTCATATTTCCCTGTTTTCATATTCAGGATGCGGATCAACGTTTTCAAAGGTTTTATTTTTCCATAGCCCGGGTTGCCCATATAGAAAGAAAAATTAAATGAATCAATAGCATTGATTTCTTTTTTTACAATCCCGGTTGCTAATTTCAAACCATTTACGTTGGCACCGTGAATTATTGTCTCTATTCCATCATTTACAATTGTGACCTTATACATCAAATCAGCTCCTTATAGAACTTAAAGGAGATTGTCCCCGTTCCACTTATTTCAAGGTTATTTTCACCTGATTTTAGTACAAAATCTTGGTCTTTAGTTTTTCCAGATGTAACAGTGTACTTCACACCGTCTTTGTCAATTATCATTTGATTTGATGCAGTAATTTCCGGAATAACGTCAGGCGCTCCAGAATTAATCAATGTGACAGTCAAAGAACCACTCACATTGAAACTGACATCCTGTGCAACGTCTAAGTCGAAATTAAAATCATCCCAAATATCATTTCCTTCTGGAAGTTCAGAGATCATAAATGGATATGCTCTGAATGTTACTGTCAGCGTTCCAGTCTCAAAATCGTCCTGAAAATCAGTATCGCTTTCGGCTTCCGCCAAATAATAATAGCCAGGCATGACATCATCATACAGCTTTTGCCTTCCGTGGCTATTCATTAACCAATTAATCAGTTTCGTTTTTTCAACCTGTAGAGCTTCAGGTGTCCAGTTTCCCCACTTAAGAACATTAAATGTGAATTTCAGCGTTCGAGATCCATACACTTGGGACCCATAAATTTCACTAAAATCATATTCAGTATTGGAGTAAGGCACTCTAACGACAATTTTTTCTTTGGCAGGAAAACCAATTTCCCTGCCATCAGGGGGCATAGTGTAACCCATGTCACGATAGGAGTGTTTGCCATTAAATGTAATGCCGTACATCTATGCTAGCCCCCTGTCTTTTCTCCGAATCCGAACGCCACCCTCTGCATCCGTATAATCACCGATAATTTGCGCGAACGTTTTTCCGTCAATCTGTAGATAAACTGGTCCTTTACTTCCAAGATTCATACTGTCTGCAATCCCTTTGCCGATTGCTCCAAGTGTTTCATCATTTAACGGAAGTGCTGCTTCCGGCCCAGCTTCGCCAGCACCCTGCAGCCGGCCATTATTAACGCCAAAAATTGTTGGCTCAGTGAAAATGGCGCCTTTCGCCCGCCAGTCAACAGAAATCTTCGGCACACTCGGCGGTTTTAGTGAAAACTTGCCGCTGATATTGAAATGTGGCATCGGCGGTAAGCTGATCTTCGGAATTTTTAAATGTAATCCGGAGAAAAATCCCTTTATCCTGCTGATTATGCCAGAAATCTTATTTTTAGCAGACTCAATCGGAGCCACAATTTTATTTTTTGCCTGGCTCATGGCACTCCCAGCTTTAGTTTTCAAATCATTAAATTTGCTTACTGCGCTATTCTTTAAGCTGTTTACTTTATCAACAAAGCTGCTTTTCAAATCATTGACTTTTCCTACCACGTTATTTTTCAAGCTGCTGATCGAATTACCCGCTTTCGTCTTTAAATCATTGAATTTATTGACGGCACCATTTTTTAAATCATTAGCCTTATTGACAAAGCCAGTTTTCAATTCACTTGCCTTGTTAATAACATTATTTTTAAAACTAGATACAGCGTTGCCGGCTTTCGTCTTCAAGTCATTAAATTTTCCGACGGCACCATTTTTTAAATCATTAATTTTATTTACAAATCCCTCTTTTAATTCATTAACCTTGTTAACTACCTTGTCTTTTAATTCTCCAGCTTTATTTTTGAGTGTATCCCAGTTTTTATACAAGGCAATTCCTGCGCCGATAAGCAACCCAAAGGGGCCTAATAAACCTAGTAAAAGTGGAGCAAAAGCACCTATTTTTTCGCTAATCCAGTCCGTTATTTTCCCCCAGTTTTGAATTACTAAGACTATCCCCGCAATCGCCGCTGCCACCGCAACAACAACTGCAATAATCGGCAGCAAGGCTATATCGAGGGATCCAATGGCAACAGCCAGGGCGATAATAACCGGGGTTAATGCGGCCGCAATCGCCAATAAGCCGCCAAAAACAGTAATAAATGTTTGAACCGGGCCAGGTAATTTTCCAAACCAACCCCCCATTTCCGCAAGCATCTCAACAACCGGTGTTAGAGCATCCACAAGGTTTTGCCCAATTGGAAGTAGGGACTGCTGCAGTTCCCGCAAAGATGATTGCCATTTCTCCCCTGGAGTTTTTTTTGCCATTTCATCAGCTTTACCGGTTGTATCTTTAAACGCATCACCAACACTAAACAGCGCTTTCGCCCCGTCAATGCCTAAATCTTCAAACTGACTAGAAAGTAGGGATAATGCTTTCTGCTGTTCTGTGGGCGACATTTTGTTTAAATCCTTAGATACGGAATTGGCGACATCCGCAACCGTCGCTTTACCATCTTTCCATTTTTCAAATGTGCTCTGCGTATCTTTTGAAAAGCTCCCCATAATTTTGGAAAAGCTTCCATCCCCTAGTCGAATTTGAAATTCCTTGACTGCATCAGCTGCCTTATCGGTATTCATGGCCCCATTTTCCATGCCATTTTTTATGATTTGAAGCATTTGATCTGCACTATAACCTGCCGCCTTAAAATGCGGACTGTATTCATTCAACGTGTCTAAAAAATCACCGCTTTTATTCAGGCCATTCTGGTATCCGGCCGTTATCAAATCTAATGCTTTATCCCCCGAAATACCAAATGATTGCATAAGTTTGCTTGCAGCATTAATATTCTCTTGCACATCTGTTCCAGTACGCTTTGATATTGTAGTAATTTTATTTGTTAAGTTCTCTAAATCAGTATTGTTGAGATCTCCAAAGCTCTGTTTGACCAAAACTACTGCTTGTGTGGCTTCGTCCATGGACCCAACGACGCCATTCTTAAACACATCATTTACCACACCATTTAGTTTTTCTACTTCCTTACCGGTTAGCCCAAGATTCGCCTGCAAATTCGTCTGGGAATCACCAAACTGTAGGGCTGAATCCATCCCCGTTTGTCCGAGCTCAATTATTTTATCCGTAACGCCCTGAAGTAATTCAGTTGCCTCAAGCAAATTATTAATATCAATCTTTTTGCCCAGCTCAGCCATTCCATCTCCGGCTGCTACACTGCTCGATTTAACATCATCCAACGTTTTATCAAATTTTGCAATTGCCGTTTTCGCGTCATTAATTTTCGCTTCCAGCTGGTTAACTTCAATCGAATTGTCACCGTAAACCCTCTTCGTTGCTTCCAGTTGCTGCTCCAAATTTTTTACAACCCGATCGGTTAGATCCATTTGCTTTGTCAACTGTTTTTGGGCCAGTTCTGTTTTTTCGGCTTCAGTTGCATTATCACCAAGCTCCGCATTTTGCAGCTTAAAAGAACTGGTTAGATTTTTCTGTTCGGAGTCCAGGAGCTTACTTTCATTTTTCAATTTAGCCAGTACATCTTGCGCTTCCCGCGCCTGTTGTGCTTCATCACTAAGCCCTTCATTTACACGGTCTAGGGATTTCTGCAAAGCCGATTCCGCACGTTCAGAGTCCAAAAGCTTACCGTACATCTTATTTAACTGGCCGGATGTGGTATTGGTGTTTTTGCTCATTTCTTCAAACTCTGCGGCCAATTTAGCAGTCCGTTTCTGGGCCGCTTCCATCTGTATTTCAAGCTTTTTCTTTTCAGCCCGTAGCTTGTCCGTTGCGCTCGCATCATTCCCCATCGCGGCAATATGATTTTTATACTCTTTCGCCGCATTGTTCATTATCATATTTAACTCTTTAAGTGTTTCAGCATATTCAACCTGGCCGTCCATTTTAAAATTCAGGACAACGTTTTTTTCCTTGTCAGCCATTTTCTCACCTCGCTTTACAAAAACGGCGTTTGATCAAGCGTATAAATTTGTTTCGGTTTTGTGTCTTTCAGTGCATCCGGATTGTTGTACTTAAGGAACATGATGAATTGCTTTAAAAGATGGTTAGGTGTGATATTAAAGAAATCATCCATACTCAATCCAAGCAACGTATTACCGACAAAAAAGTAAAAGTCCCAATCCAATTCGGACTGAGATCCTTTGTGTTTTGTCAGTATGTTTTCTACTTTTTTTCCTGTTTAATCTTCTCCGCATCTTCAACCTGGAAATTTTGGTTACTGAAAATATTAAATGCAGTTTCAAAGATTGCCGGCAAATCGGATAAAGGAATAGCATTTTCAATCTCGGCTGGCGTGCATTCGGTTCCCCCACTGCGAACCATTGCATAAATAAGCGCGTTCATCAGTTTAACTTCTCTTTTCCCGAGCGTCACTTTTCCTTTATCCAACATGCGGTTAACATCCCGTTCGAAAACATGGTACGGCTTGCCATAGGCCTCTTCGACATAAGGAAAACTTTTCATCGTAAAAATAACAGGTATCTGCGCATTTTGAATGCGAATCGTATCCCGGTTGATATTTACATTTACAAGATCACTTAATCTGGCCATTTATTTATCACGCCCCCGTTGTTCCTGGGAATAATGTTGCGATTTGAGACTCATCACATACTACCTGTTTCATAAAGTCTGCAACGGTTACACCGGCAGCATCTGCAGCTCCCGTATCCAGCTCTGCTTGTGTGACATCATTAAATAACAATGGATCCGCTGTGATGGTATAGGTAATATCATCAACGGTCATTTCTTCATTTTGCGTTTTCCAGCTTTCTTCAATTGGAGCTACTGTACAACGTGGATACCAACGGGCTAGTTTTGACCCATCATTCAATGGGAAAATGGCACCCACTGCGAATTTAGGATATTCTTTTGCAATGGCTTTTTCAAAAGAAATTCCTTTAGTTCTTGTTTTTCCAAAAATTTTATCCTTAACTTCTCGATTTAAGCCGGCTAAGTTAAAAGCAAGCCCAAACGCCGTGTTTTTCGTGATATTGATGATCTTTTTATTACTAGCCCATTTCACAAAGTTGGTTGATGTAGCTGAAATTGTTAAATCTGAAATATTCGTTTGCTGATAAACAACAGCATCATAAGTTGGAATAGCATCCGCGGTTTCAGACCCACTCATCATACAAATATATAAATCCTCAATCCCGACTGAGTACTGGATTTCTTTGCGTTCGGTTGCCATGTTCATCATCCTTCCATTTTCTTAATTATTTTATTAGCCATAATGTCCGCCACTTTATCACCTTCAGCATCCCATGTGTTCTGAACGAAATGCTGACCCTTGACACGGCCTTTTCCATTGGCTTTTTTATGGCCATGCTCGGCCAGATACCAATACCAGGCGTCATCATCAAAGGCGACGCAAACCCGGTCATCTTTAACAACCACTTTCAAGCTGTCCTTTAAATGCTTCTTATTTTTGTCGGATGCTTTTATCCGGGGCTTTAATTTATCCACAAAATAATTTGCCGCTTCCTCCAAAGCATCCATTTCAACTCTTTTATTCAGTCTTAATAGTGTATTGATTTCTTTAAGGGCTTCTGCAAATCCGTTGTGATTAGCCATTTACGCACCTCACATTCGTTATAAATTGTGTTATGGTGGCGTCATTCTCGTCATACGGGTAGCCCTCAAACTGGCTGTAAACAACACCATATTGATTAAACACTTTCTTTAACGGCTCATAATCGGTTTCGGTGCCATTTGTGATAACGGCAATCTGATAAAGTGGTATGGATTTAAGAACCTTATTTGAGGCACGTACGTGCGTCTCATTGACATATTCATAAACGATGTATGGATAAACCGCAGTTGTTGGTTCACTATCCCGATAAACAGGCAATCCCGATTCTTTCATAATCGCCCGCAGCTGCTGAAAATTAATCTGCATAGGATAAACTCAACTCCATTACGCGATCTGATTCACGTACATAGATTCGTTCAATGTCATAGATTCGATCATTAATTTTAACCCGATAATCTTTTTGATTGTTTTCTACCATGCGGTCAAGACGAGTTTCTATTTTTTTCATGATTTCCTGGGCATCTTTAAAAGTGAATTTATCAGCTGCAGTTATGCCGATATTGTTGTATTTCAGATCGCGAACTTTTGAGTAGCCTGACACTGGCCTGTCCGTTTCGGGATCAATGGTTTCTCCAAGTTTTAATAGATCAGCTGTCCACTTAAGGCTATTCGTCTGTCGTTTCGACATCGCTGAACACCTCCTGGACAAAGAAGGGAGTCATTGCGTCTAATGCTGCGCCTAGTTCTTTTTCAGCCACACGGTATTCATAAAAAATTCCGGCACACATAATAACTAAGTATTCCACTTCTTTACCGACAGCTTTTTGGACATATTTTTTACCTTGGACAATGTAAAAAGGGAGCATGGTTTCATCCATGCCCTCTTCCCAATGCATATGCGATTTTAATTTTTCTAGATACTCTTGATCAGTCATACGCTATTACCCTGCTACTGGTGCGGTAACTGCGACTTCATATCGGTAAACGGCCGGCTCAAATGGGCTATAAATCAGTTGGCCATCAAGCAGGTTGTAAATTTGGAAACCGATTTTATTCGTGCCAGCATATTTTTCAACCAGTTTCTGTAGTTCCATTGCCCCAATTACATCTTGGATTCGGAACTGCTTAAAGTCACCAAAGTAGAATACTGGAACATCAGGTGTGCCCTTCTTGTCGGCTGCGTCTGTCACGTCCACAGGGTAACCAACGAGCATGGAGCCAATTCCGCCTTCCGCTTGCGTCATTGGACGTAGTAAAGGAAACCCATCAGCTGTTTTCATTTTTTCAACGACTGTTAAGGCTGCACGGTTGATAATCCAACGACCCTTTTTCATGACTTCCGTGACTGGCGTGTTCTTCATTTCGATCAGGGCGTCATACATTTTTTGGCCAGCATCTGCAGCTGAAAGGTCAACTGCAGTTTTTGGAGTAAAGGCAACGGCCTTTTTCGTGAGAGCGCCCGGGTTTTCATTGCCAACATCGTCGCCGTTAAACATAAAGTTGGTTTCTTTACGAACATATGCCTTTTTCAGCTCATCAATGACGATTTGTTCAACCGGAGCGCCGGACATTTTAAGCAGCTTTTTCGTGACCGTGGCCAAGGCATCAAATTCAGCTGGATCCAGCAGGATTTCGTCGAATTCGATTTCTGTTTCAGGTATTGGATTAGAATCGCCACGTTCGGTTTTCGTGACATTGGCTTCAGCTTTTTTAACAAGAACAGGATATTTTACATCACCTTTTGTCCGGACAGTAGTCCCGTATTTACGCAGCAAGTTTTCTTCTTGCGCGTAGGTAATGATTTCGGACGCAATGACTTCCGGAACTGTTACCGAACCATTGCCAGCTTCAACACCAAGAGAACGTGCTTCTGCTTCCGTGATATTGCCAACAACAAAGTTTGCAAATGCGGATCGAATTTCTTTTTCCCTTGTTTGCGTAGATTTATGTCCGCGCGTGGAAAGGCCGGATGCAATTTGCGACATAATACCATCGCGTTGTTCGGACGAAATCCCGGCAGAACGGTTTTCGCTTTCACCTTCTCCGCCTTCGTCGCCTTTACCGGCACTATCTTCCCCTTCATTACCAGGCTCACCATCCCGGCCTTCTCCATTCCCAGAACCATCACCGGATCCGCTTCCGCCTGTTTCCCCGCTGGTATTATCCCCGGAGCCATCACTGGAACCATCTCCATTGTTACCGTCTTCCATATTAGCCAGTGTATCGGCAATGTCCTGCAGTTCATTAACAAGTGCCTGCACTTCTTCCTGGACGCTTGTCAGATCATCCGCTCGAACTTCATTTTTTTCTAACCGTCCGCGCAATTCTACCAGGCGGGCTTTATTCCGTTTTTGCAAGGCAAGCAGTAACTTTTTATTCATTTTCCAAAACTCCTTTTATTTGGTTTAATATTTTCAAGCGTTGTTCCACTTCTTTATCAATCTCTTTACTTCGTACCAACGCGGCTTCTGTATCCTCGTAAGCCGGAATTGATACAATGCTAATTTCATAGAGTTCAACCTCAGTTACGGTCCGTAGCGCCGGATCAGATGTATAATCCCAGTTTTCGCCAGTTGCAAAAAATCCAAATGAACATTGATTAATGTCTCCCCTAGCCATGCTTTCCGCCAGGTCTCGGGCAACTGATGTATCCGGTAAGTCAATTTCGAACTTGAGGCCGCGGTCGTCTTCGAAAAGGCGTAGCGTGCCGCTTTTTGTCCGGCCAAGCACCTTGTCCCAATTGTGATTAAACAGGGCCCGTACATCGCTGTTGTTTGCCAGCGACTTGTTAAATGCGCCAGGTGCAATCACCTCATCAAAGAAATCTCCAATGGATGTTTTTGAGTTAAAAACGGAAGCATACCCGCTGATCATTGCTGGCTGATCATTCAGCCCATCTCGCTTTTGAAGACCGGTGATGTCAAATGTCCTCATTTCCCTTGTTTTCATTTCCATCACCTCCCTTCAAGTAGTCAGCTTGCAGCGAATTGTCAGTTGCTTTTTTCTCCCCGATCTTCGACAAGTCATTACTGATATAAATCGCCTGCGTTTCCGGCGTGTTCTGCCTCGGAAACCCGAGCATTTCCGCCACATTGTCAGGACTTGTAATGCCCGTACGCACAATGTTGTAGCCGATGTTTGTTTTAGTGCTATACGGCACAAAGTCCAAAATATTAATCTTGAATTTTATTCGCTTGCCCGATTTTGGGCCGAAAAGAAGAAGACTCAAATGGTCTTCAAAGTTTCGCATGATCGGTTTTACGGCCTTGTTGTGTAGGTACATCATGGCCTTCTCGATATCCGTTTTTAAAAGCGCTTGGTACGTTTCCACGTTAATTCCCAAAAACTTGCCAAGATCCTTTTTATAGACATTCAGATAAGCCAATATTTTTTCGTCATCTATGGGGCTTTGCATTGTTTCAATATCATAGCCTTTTCCGAGAGGGATCATCTTTACAGTCCTGGACTCGTCAATTGCTTCCAACTGATCCAGGATAGCTTTAATTAATTTTGATTGAGCCGCATTTTGCGGGTTTATATGGGCGTCCAGTTTGAGCAAGAAGGCCAGAAATCCGCCTTTTGAATATTTATCTGTCAAAACTTTTTCGGCGCTCATAACGCCTTCCAGCGTGTTTTTTCCGAGGTCTAAAATACCGACACCACGCAAATGATTAGTACCAATGTTTTTTACGTGCCGGACCATAAAGGATGGGATTTCATTCCCGTTCACTTTAAAGTGTTCGACCAGCTTGTCATCCAGTTCTGTATAGACATTTGTCGCCAGATGCAGCTCGTCCCCATTTAAAATCGGAAACACTTCGCCCTGGAGCAAATACGTATTTGTCATCAGCTTTAAAAACTCGGCTCCTGTCAGATAGTTGTTTGGATTTTTTAACACCCGTGCGGCGAATTGGTCTTTGATCCCCTCCCCGTTCTCGTCTTCGACAACAATATCCGCCAGCATCATCTGATTGCTGATATCCTGCAACAGCTCGTAAACATCACTGGATTCTAAGATGTTTTCATCGTTGACGTAACGGCCGCCGTATCGGAGCGTTGTGGAAAAGACATCTTCAAACCAACCGCGCTTTTCAACTTTCCTCAATAAAAAATTTGAAAGCCTGTCCCGTAATCCCAATTTCTCACCGCCTTTCGTAGGATTTTCCTCACTTCTTGTCGAATATAGTAATTGGAAGGAGGTGTAAATATGTCAAATGATGTTAGATTAGACACATTTCCGAGAACTAAAACCGAAGCATTAACTATGCTTTTTTTACAAAATCAGGATTTATCCGGAAAATCCCCCAAAGAAATTGCTGATTTGTACACATCTGTTATCGGAGAAATTCGAGAAGCTTTCCGAAACCAAACACCTAGACCGAGTGTTAAGTTCAAAGGAATTTAATGAAAATAGGATAAGGTGACTTCAAATAATTATTTGGGGTCACTTTTTTCTATCTATAAATTTCACTTATCAAATCATCCAGGCCACTTTCGTCTAGGTCATCCATAAGCATCATGGTTTCTTTATGACCAACCAAAAACGCTACAAATCCATCAATCTTTTTCTTACTCATTCGTTTGGAAGGGCCCTTCATGCCATTTATATTTTCGACAACCACAAGATTTAAAGCGCAATAAATAAAAAGTGGGTTGTCCGTGAATAGCCGCTTCTCATAAATCAGCCGCTCGGCGTCATCGATCATGGCATTCATGACAGATGGATATTGGTTAACGGCCACACATTCAAGCCCTAAGTTGTCGCATTTCTCAATAAGCTTTTGTGACATAGCCGGGTCATAATTTAGCTGCTGCACGTCATAAATGTCCATGCATTCCTTGATGTATTCTAGCACCTGGTCCTGGTCGATCATCTTCCCATCACAAAACTGGACAAATCCGCGTTCAGCTAAATCAGTGTATGGCACATTGTCCTCTTTTTCCCGGTATTCAATATCTGCATTTGGAATGAAGTACATTTGCTTCACCTTCAAAATGGATTTTCCATCATCATTGTAGGTAGGAAAATTTAAACTGACGCAGGTAAGGTCTGTAGTTTTCGACAAGTCCAACCCAAGATAGCAGGTTTCCCCGGTCAAGTCCCCGAGGTCATCTACAAGTACATGTTCAACCTGATCTTGTTCAAAGAAATTGTCTGCCCCATTCACAAACACATTTAAATGCTTAGATAAAAATTCGGCTTTCTTATGTGCCGAACGTGCTGCAGTAATAAATTCTGTCTCAAGAGCACTCATGGTAACAGATACACCAATATTAGGATTAACCATGGCCCATACTTTGCGATCTGTCCAATCGTAATTTTTATTTGGCTCATAAATCATCACAAAGCTGGCGTCATTATCATCATTTTTCAGGACTTGTTTTGCTTCTTTATAGACCCGCATTCCAACACTGGATGAACCTTTACCGGCTGTGGAAATATTGAACATGATTGGCTCATCCCGGGAGATTTGTGCCGACTTGAAGTTGTCGTATTGATCCATGTTCTCCTGGGCGTGAAGCTCGTCATTCAAAACAAAATGTGGATTTGATCCTTCAATGCTGTCTATGTTTTTTGACATAACAATGAACTGGTTCTGATAAGCCAGTTCATTATGAATATAGTCATATGTTACGGACGAAACGGTACCTTTAGGCCCCTTGTAGATATGCGAGGCATTCATAAGAGCATCATGGTTCAAAATTGTAGCTGCAAATGGCTTCGCAGCGTACTGTGCCTGTTGAAAATCAGATGCACAGCAGTAACAATCTGCGCTTAAAACGCCTTCCCCATACATGGCATAGCCCAGGGCACCAACCGCAAGCAGTGTTTTCCCGTTTTTCTTTGGAATTTGGATATATGCTTCCCGGGTGACACGCACAACCTTGCCTTTTTCATTTTTATGAACCCATCCGTAAATCCAGCTATATGCGAATTTTTCCCATTCTTCCAGGATAAACGGCTGACCTGCTAAATCACCTTTTGTATGGCGGACAAAGGTTTCTACCCAGTCCATCATTTCATTAGCACGATCAACATCAAACCAAATGTCTTTCCGCTTTTTCCATTTATAATAACGGTCTACCATTTTTTTAATGGTATCCGGGTATTTCTTAGGCGATTTCCTTACTTTCTTTGCAAAAATATCCGCATAATTAACGCCGCGTTCTATCACATAAACCGCCACCTCCAAACATTAGGCTTTATTTCTCCATTTCTGCCGGTGTGCTTCCAATTCGCTTACTTTTGCTTCCGGTTTTTTCATCTCTTCGTCTTTTCGGACAGATGACCCGCCAGTGACTATCTTTCCAGCTTTCGATTTGTTTGTTAAGCCAAGCAAATCCAACGCTTTCGTTTTCTTGTCCGCCCAAGTTTCTACTTGCTGCGCCAATGGATGCTTGCTGTTATTTGTTGCTCCAGCTTTATTTGTGTGCCGCTGTGTTGCCGGAAATCCTTTTTCTTTCCACTGGATATACATTGTCATGTAGATTTCATAAATATCCAAGTAAGACTCAATGAGTGGATCCAAAGTGAGGGTGTAAAGGTCAGCATCCCTCATGATTTTCAGGATCCGATTTTTTTCAGCTTCAGTTTTTTCGGATACAAGCTTTTGCCGGTCCTTTTTGGTGGCCACCTTTCACACCCCCTTTTCTTTTTTGAAATTTTTGTCTAACGAAATAGATGACTCCCCTGCTGCCTATCTCCCCAAAACACAAATTTTTCATTTTGGATAGGGGGGGCTATTGAAAATAACTCGGGAAAACATTTTGCTTTTTATTTTTGTCTTTGTTTTCTTCTTCGGCGTGACACTTTGGACAAAGCAGCATCAGATTGTTTGGTTCAAGCTTTAATGTCGGATCCTTCTTGATTTCAATAATATGGTGCACATGTGCCTGCCTGCCAAAGACAAACCTGCCACACCTCTGACAGTACCCGTGCTCTCTTTGATAAATGATTGACCTCATGTATTTCCACTCGTCCGAATTGTAAAATGGTTTATTCTCATGATGGTAAATACTGCGTTTCTTTTGCTTTGCCCTGGCTGATTTAGCAGATCGTTTATGCTCATCACAATAATAGCCGGATGTTATTTTGTTATGGCATCCATTAAAATTGCAGTACCTCATTAATTATCATCTTCTGTAAGAAAAGCAATAATATCATCCTTCTTTGTGATCTCAGCTGGAATCTCAATTTTGTTTTCTACAGCAAACTGTTTTAATTCTTTTAGAGTCATATCACTAAAATTCATTATGTCATCTTGATTGATTGGTTCTTCTTTGCCAGGCAACATACTCTTATATTCTGTCGTCACTTCAAAGTCCGGATCTTTACCTGCAGGTACAAAGCGTACCCGTTTTTCTACATTGTCCCAGTATTCAGTGCCTTGTGCGGTATTGCGTGTTTTTACAATCATAGGTTTATCTCCTTTCAGTTTTTTTAAAAAGCAATATACCTAGTAATTTAATCCTGGTAATCTTCTGCGCCCCGACATAATCAATCCGTTTTGTGATCAACTCATTTCCTCCTTACCGCGCCTTTGTGGCGTTTGTAAATATCTCGGTTCATGCCCATCAGTTCCTCCCAATCCTTTTGAGTTGATGGAGGTTTGTTTTCTCTGGCAATTGCAATCAACTTCCTTCTTTGATCGTTTGAAAAATGATCACGCAGTTTCATTTATATCATCATCCCCTTTGCAAAATAAAAAGCACCCGATAATCGGATGCATGTTCTCAGAAATCATTTTTTACTTTTTTAATAAAGAAATCTAAATTCCTTTGAAAGTAAATCAAATTATTTAAAACAATTATATTGAGAAAAATAACTACAGCTAGTAAAAGTCCTACCGAGTAAGAAAAATATAGAGTAAATGAAAAAACAACAAGTAGTATGATTGAGATTAAAAAACTAAAAAAGAGAGCTCGTAAAGCATGAACGTTTCCTAATCTATAACTATAAATCCTTTGAATGTCCTTCCCATAAGTCCCTTTAATTATTTTCGTATCTATTTCGTATTCGCTTTTAAAATATTTTTTTCTTTTCGTCCAAATGATAAACCCGAAAGTCATACTTATCTGATGAATAATATTTCCTAGTATTACTCCCGCTCCAATAAATAAAGTAATTGAACCAACAACAACAGGAGCACTCTTGCTAAAAAATATTTGTTTAACAGAATCAAAGTCAATTAGTGATGAGTAACCTAATAGAATAAATAATAACGTCCATCCCGGTATTCCCCATCTTACCAAATATTTTGAGTCAAAATTCATTTCTTCATTCTCCTTCCTCTTTCAATAAGTTTCGACAAGAAAAGAGGTTGTCCTTCTACAAAATCACTTTTGAATAAAAGTCTCTTCCTCCGAAATGCATTTCGGAGTATTTCTTTATATATTTTCTTTTTTCTTTCTTTGTCCACTACGTAGTGGACAGTTCTGTCACCTACGTAGTGGACACCACTGTCCCCTATATAGAGGACACTTTCACTGTCACCTACGTAGTGGACACACTATTTTCGATGTCTTCAAACCGATATTTTATAACGTGTTCCATGTTAATGAGATTATTGTTAATGTAAAAGTATTTTTTTCTCTCTTTTGCAGCAAGCATTATACTCGACCAGGTTGCAATTGACGCATTAAAAATATCCTGCTCTCCCGTCACATAAGTAATGGTTAATTTCATGGAGTTTGGTAACTTTCTGCCGTTTAATTCATTTAGAAGTTTCTTTAACTCATCAAATAGAGTCTCAACTCTTTCCATTAGATCACCTGCTAATTATTTCATTTTTGTTGATCTAATGATAACACAGATAAGAACAAACGTGCGTTTAAAATTAATTAACAAAAAAGGGAACCATTGCTGGCCCCTTTGCTTAATTCTTTATGATATAAATTTAACAGGTATTTTGCCTAATAACATAAGCTTTTCTTAAACCTTTATTATATAATTCATAAATAATTCTTATTGTAAAGTTAAACCAATAGCTCAGCTTCAATTTTGTCATGATCAACGCTATACAGCTCGCCATCCAAAGTTAAATAAACATCATAAGGGTCTTCTATAAGAATCGGTTTCCCATCTTCGTCTTCAACGACATAACGAAATTTAATTTCCACTATATTCAATCACTATTCCCTTCATTGTTTTTTGTAACAGCAATATTAAGATTTAAAGCCAGCCTGTAAAATGCCTTCCACCGAATCTTTGAATATGTAACAGCACTTATTGGAGGCTGAAATTTAAAAGAAAACACCTGTATATCCGTGATATATTCACTCTCCATTGACATATACCTTTCTTCAATCAAGAAGCGTTCCATATTCGGCAAGTGCTTCACGGCCCTTTCTACGCGCTCACAATATGCTTTCCGGCGTCGCTGTTCATCCACGTTGTATGTAGCAATGGATCCTGTCTGGTCACTCACTGCATTGGTATTACCATGAAATCTTGGCTCCGGTGCGCTCGTGATGGATGCTTCTCTTTCTTCAAACGTCAAATACTTGTACAATCTGTATTCTTCAAGGGCGGATTCGACCGCCCTCTGTGTAGCTTTTCTGTCTAGTTCTGGCAGCTCGAATGCCATCTGAACCCCACCCCTGAAATTAATCATAACCTATTAATCAAACAGCTTGTCATCGTCATCAATTTCTACTGCAGTTGTGGCCGTTTCCTCTTCCGGCAAATCATCAATGCTCATTTGCTGGTCGCTAATCTCGACTGTTCCATCGCTGTTTACATTGTATTCAATGCTTTCATGATCTTCGCCGTCATAAAATTCATCTATGCTCATCTGCGATGGCTCTGGCGTCAGCTTTGAGTTAAACCCGGCAAGCGGATAAAGATCAATCATCTTGTCATCACTGTCTCCGGTAACATTGAATTTTAACGCCGTTTTCTTCGAATCTCTTTGGATGGACTTAAACTCCGCTGGAAAGGTTCCGGCTTTGCTTTCAAGTACTTCCAGGACCACAATGTTGCCGGCCATCTGCACAAGTTCCTGAGAAGATGGAAGCGTGTCACCTTGTATGTGAAATTCTAGCACTTCTTTCTTGTCGTCCTTTTGGATCTTTTTAAATAATACGTTCAGTTCGATTTTTGACATTTTAATAGTCTCCTTTTTCGCTAATAATAAAATGCTATCTTAACGGTTTCCCCATCTTAAAGTGCCACCATTTTTGGATCTCCATTTCCAGTCCTTACTTTTAGGACGGTTAACTAAATCACACTTTGCCCCTGTTCTAACCTTTTCCAATTCCTCTTTTGAAAGAATGCGAGTTTCAACAGGCGAGATCATTTCAGTTTCACCTTCTTTTTTGGATGCAAGATGGATTCCAACACTTCCGCTTGATAAGCCGGCAAATATCTATCGCTCATACTACGAGCCGTATAAATATGCCGGGCTATCTGCGCCATAATGTAGGCATCAACCACGTTGTCACTTTTGTGAGAAAATCCAAAGTGCAGCTGAACAGCTTCCATAACCACCTGCTTTTTCTCTTTGCCTTTTAATCTGCGTTTTTTACCAGGATCGCCAATCCAGCCAGTTACATTTACAAACTTTTTCACAGCATTTGGGGCAACCTCGGTGTAATCCATTCCTCTCCTTAGTAAAGCCATTCGTATGCCCCATCCGATCCCGCCAAGTTGAATTGCCTGTTGCGAGTTAAAACCAAAACCTTCGATTACAATGCTGTCTCCTGGATGCATGTGGCTCATTATGTTGTCTATCATGGTTGCCATGCGTTTCGGGTCCTCTTTGCCGATTCCAGTCAATTCCTTTGCTTTCATTACCTTTCCGTCCAGGTCCAGGGCTACAAACCCCGTCTTTGTACTTGGGTCTATACCGACAAACCGCATGTTGTTTCTCCTCTCTTAAAGTTTGCTCGTACTATGCAGCAAAATACCGTTTAATCTCCTGGCCTATCCATCTACCCATTGGGACGGCGACAGCATTTCCGATCTGTCGGTAAGCATCATTGTCGTTACCGGCAAACTCAAACCAATCCGGAAATCCCTGCAGCCGCGCATATTCCCTAACCGTGTATGGGCGAATGCGCACTCCATCATCAATGAGCCGGGTAGACCGATCTTTTGCGTAATGAGCCACGCATGTCGGCGCTCGTCCGTTCAAATCTGTTATGATGGGCCTGTCCCGATATGCACCATTCATTCTTTTCCAGACATAATCAGGTGTATAGACTTCTGCGCCAATCTCAATAATATCTCGCATTCTAACCGGCTTTCCTTCCGGATACCGCAAAGATTGAAATGGACGCTTTGTTCCAATTACGATCAGTCTTTTCCGCTCTTGCGGCAGCCACATATTTGTATTTACCGGGCATTCAACCCGTACATAATAGTTTGGCAGTTTGGTTAGGCATTCCATTACGACTTGGAATTTCTTCATGCCCGGTACATTTTCAACGATGTAAGCCTCCGGCTGTGCCAGTGCCACATGACGAAAGAAATGCAGAAACAAATCATCTCCGGTACGTGTCCCATGAATATCTGCTATCTTGCTGTACCGTGTACAAGGAAACGTTCCAATATACACATCAGCATCCTGCTGGTCGAGAACGGTTATTTTTGTAATGTCTGTCTGGTTTATTTTATGTGAGAAATTCATGCGTAGCGTTTCGCATGCTATTTTGTCAATCTCAAAAGATTCCAGAATCTCGATGCCGGCTTCCATGATTCCCAAATCCATCCCGCCAGCACCGCTGAAATAGCTTTTCGCCGTGATCAAGCTTCTCACCCCTACTTTGACGGTTGGCTCACTCATCTTTTTCCAGTTCAGCAAACTGCTGTTTCCACCCGCGGAAAAGTAATCTGAATTCATTTATGCCAACATCTCGGCCCTTAGCAATAAACTGCTGAACAACCTTGCCCTGCGGGTGCGTGTCGTTTGGGTCATGCCATAAAAATTCAACAACATCAGCGTCTTGTTCAATTGATCCCGATTCTTTCAAATGGGATAACTGTGGCTTTCTGAAATTCTCACTCTCCCGCGTCATTTGAGAAAGCATCATAAAACAGCATTTGTTTTCACGTGCAATTGCCTTCGCTTCCCGGGTCACGTTACCAATAGCCTGTGCACGCGTCTCACCCTTTTTCTGCGGTATTTTCATTATTTGAAGGTAATCTACGGCGATCATTGCAAGTTTTCCATACTTCTTTCTGATGCGTTTGGCGGTGGATCTTACTTCATTTATCGTGATACCTGCCGCGTCCTTGATATGGATCGGCAAATCCTCCAGTCGATGATAAGCATCCTCCAGACGGGCGTATTCCTGGACGGTCAGGTCCTTGTTTTTTATCCGATTGTACGGAATTCCAGCTACATTAGATATTATCCTGTCCTTAAGCTGGTTCTCGTCCATTTCTTGGCTCCAAATCAGTACCGGACCCGACTGCGCTACGCCAATACAGCGCTGCAATAACATTGCCGTTTTCCCGACTGATGGCCGGCCAGCAGAGATGAAAAGCCAACCTTCCCAAAGCCCGTGGGCCCATTCGTCAAATTGTTTAAAGCCGGTCGGTACAAATTCTGCTTTGGTTAAGAGATGTTTGAAATATTCCTGGCGTGTTTCCGCGAAGCTCCGCATCTGCGAATCATCCTGTGGTCGTAGCTCTGCAACCAGGCTTTCAACTGCCGAGAAATATTCTTCATCTGTTTCAAAATCTTCCCGGGAAAGCTCCGTGATCTGCTGGCCTATAACCGCCCCGCGCCGGCGCAATGCCTTTGACCGAACAATTTTTGCGTAAGATACAATACTTGCCGCGGACGGGCAGGACTCTGCGAGCTGTGTTAAATAGGAAATGCTCACTTCTTCCAGTTTGTTGTGCTGCACGTACATATTGGCGACCGTTACCAGGTCTACCGGCTTGTTTCGCTTGTTTAGCCATTTCATTACTCGGAAAATTTGCTGGTGCTGCAGGCTTAAAAAATCTCGATCCTCCAAAAAAGAAATCTCGTCAATTGCTTCAGGTTCTAAAAAGATGGCGCCAAGCACGCTTTGCTCGGCCATCAAATCCTGTTCAATCAGACCAGTTGAATTCATTTGGATCACCGCCTGCCTGTATCCACCGCTGGAATGCTATTTCCTTATCCCGGGGATCTTGCGGAATCCTCTTTTGCTGTTTAGGCTGCTTTTGCGCTTGCATCTTTATGGCCAGCTCCCCGAATTTTTGGCGGAGCTTGGCGGCGGATAAGATATTTGTGCGCCAGAACGGATCCTGGGTGACCCAGTCCATTACGTCTTTTGCCAGGTGCTTGTCCACGCCGTCCAGTTCGATCAACTTCCTAAATTCATCCGCGTATTTCTGCAGGTTGGCTTTTTTGATTAAATGCTCCACGCCGGCATCTTTTGCGACAGCCGTAACCTTATCGTGGAAATAAACCGCCATTTTGTAATAGGTACTGTCTTCCGGATAGTTCTTTACAACCTTTGCCTTCCTTGGCTTTTTCGCCGGCTTTTGTGGTAAAGAAGGAGAAGGGGCCGGCAGACCCCATTCTTCCCAGTTTTTATTAAATCCCAATATTCTTGACCCCCTAGCTCCGTTTCCATAAGAAACAATAATCATTCGCTCAATCAAACTCGAAAGTTCACGATCCACTTGATTTCTACCTGCACTAATTGCATTCGCCAAGTATCTTACTGACAATTCGTGCTTGGTGCGTTTAAATCCATATGTAAATCTCCAAATTGCCAGCAGCAATCGAAATTGAGTTCCGTTTAAATTCAGCTTCATGACATGCTCCAATATTTCATTGGCAATCCGTGTGAAATTCCCATTATCTATTTGTGGATTTGCCATAAAAAATCAGTCCGATCAAGATGATTTAGAAAGCTTTTCAGTGAAATAGTTTGTAAGTTTTCTTGCAAATAGGCGGATATCCTCTGGTTCATCGTCTTCCTCATACGGATTATTAAGCCAGATATTGAGCATTTCGAACACTTCTAAAACAATACGTTCCTCTTCTTCACATGTATATCCGTTTGCCAATGCTCGAACGTATTTTTGCGGGTTATCTGCAGCCCATTGTCTTAAAACACCTAAATCCTGCCGCGATCCCCTACCCCATGTTTTTATGTCGAGCAGCATGGTGTACGTTCCTTTTACGCCCCATCCAGCATCTTTTGCATTTTTAAAAACACCATCAAGTGCAGCTTTTATTTCTCGCGGTACTATTTCTAATTTCTGAATATCCATCAGGAGATCACCTCAATTTTGTAATCTATATTCTTTTTAAATCCTCGCTTTAACAATGCTCTCACAACAGTCATTTCAGCGAGCGCAGGCAGGTTATTTGAGGCTGATAAATGAGTAAGGTATATTTGTTCACCCATACCTTTTATAAGCCTAGAAAGCGCTCCTGCGGTCTGAGAATTGGATAAATGACCGACATCAGAAAGTACCCGGGATTTTACACTGTTTGGGTACTGCGATGCTTCCACCATTTTCGGTTCATGGTTAGATTCGATCACATAAACAGTGGAATCGGACATCATCCGGATCATTACATCGTCAACATGGCCCGTATCCAGGCAAACGGAAACTTTGTTGCCAGCTCTATCTCGAATGGTGTATCCATGTGGATCATAAGCGTCATGGTGTGTTGCAAAAGCGTCAATGAACAAATCATTCAGTTCCAATATCTTCTCTGTCCGCTTGATTGCCTGCAGTTCCGGGTCAACATTTTTAATGCTCTTCCACTCGTCTTCACCGGCATAGACCGGGATCTTATATTTGTTTGCAATCGGCAGCCCCTTTATGTGGTCGGCGTGGCCATGGGTTACGAATATGGCCGCAATGCTTGTCGGCTTAATGCCCACGTCCAGAAGACGTTTATCAATTTTAGTCCGAGCTATGCCAGCATCTACCAGTACAGTAGTGTTTTCGGACCGAACGGCTATACAGTTGCCGCTCGATCCGCTTGCTAGGATGTCAACTTTCAAAGTAGTCACCTCATTCCAAAACGTCTTCGTCCTGGCCGTCAAACCTGTCTGCCTGCATGTCCAGATGCATGTCCATGATGTCCAGGAGCCCTACCAGTTGCTGATATGTCGGGTGTTTGCCAATTTCCGGAGCATGCTGTGCAATATATTCTTGCTTGGCTTTGGCGCCTTTGATTCCGAGCTTTATAAACTTTGATTGCATTTGAGCTTTTGCTTCCTCAATTTTCAGTTCTTCCTCACTCTTTTGCGGTTGCTCAGGACTTGAATTTCGCGGCGCATCAATCACTTCTGGCTGCGGTGTAACATCTTTTCGGGCCGGATTATATTCCGGGATACCATCTGATCCTGGTCCATCAACCGCAACTTCTTCATCGTCAAAGTTAAGGTTGAATGCTGCTTTCAAAGCCCGGCGTACCATGTGTTTTTTGAACATGTCGTTAAAATAATTGGTCCACATTGTTTTTTGCATGCCAATATTTGAACGTTTGAAATGCTCGACTTCGTCCACTTCCATCACGACTGTGAACGGCTTGAAACCTTCTTTGTATGCAATTGCATATCCGCCGATTACCTTACCTCGAGGAAACCCCCAGGAATGTTCGTCTATCACAATGTAATACCGGCCATCTTCATCCTTCTCCTGATGCATTTTGAATTCATCGTTTTCATGCACGAGTTGCACATCATAGCCTTGGTACCCTTCCGTTTCTTTTGCTTTCCTAACATAGAAATCAATGCCAAATTGGACCGTCAGTTGGCCGCTACGTACCGCTGGATATATTTCATTCAGGATTGGATTTGCACCTGCATTTTTTGCAATGGACATAAACAACTTAAACTGTGATTCATTGCAATCCTTTCCGATTGTTTCTCGGATGGTGGCTACATCTTGCTGGGTCAACTCTCCAAATGCCATTCCGCTGTAAATTGCTAATTGATTGTTTGCCATTATTTTTTTTCCTCCTATCAATCTGCTGTTTTAAACACAAAACCTTTAACTTCAATCAAGTAATCTTCCAAATCCTCTTCCAAACATATTTCGCCGGTTTCTGGGTCAAGAACAACGGAATCTCCAACAAGTATTTCGTTTCCGCGAAAATCAGTTCCGAAGTGCTCTGGTTGCTCGATTAAATTCGGATACCCAGTTTTAAGCGTCTGAGTAATGTCCGGATGTTCTATACACATTCAGATCTCCTCCTCAAAGTCTGTGATAATATGTTTTGTGCCATTGACCGCTTTTTACTTGGACGGCGACCATGTTTCATTTCACGTCCACCTTCAATTCCTTCCCGGCCACGACCCGGCTAACAATTAACTGCCCATTCGGTTTGTCAAAAAATGTGATTGATTCGCTGTTGTCGATAAAAACTGGGCACACAACCCCACTTTGCTCCGAGATCACATTGCGCAGTTCCAGACCCGCTCGGATGCCTTCGGATAACGAAAGTTTGCGGTATGGTTTGCCATCCATTTCAATTTCGAACGTGATTTTCAAATCACCATTTTTTTGCTCTTCGAACAGTTTGATAGATAGCTTGCCAAACAGGGCTTGTACCTTTTCGGCCTGCAGTTCCGCTTCTTTGGCGCGGAAGGCTTTCACACTGTCGACGATGAAGATTGACTCATTCAACGATTGCAGCACTTCTTTTTCGGCAGCCCGTGCCTGCTCAACTTGTTCTTGCAATTGTTTGTAAATACGGTGCTTATTGATCTCAATTTCAAGCTGATTTATTTTCCCTTGGAGTTCCCGGGCCTTCTCCAATTGCTCAGACACATCCACATATTCAAGGTCTTTAAGTTCTGCTTCCAGTTTCTTGCGCTGTGCAACAACGCTGTTAAATTGATCCTTTGCGCGGTCAATCTGCTCCTGCTTATTTGCCTTTACTGCTTTGACAGCTTCATTCTGCAGGGGCTGCTTGCATGTCGGGCAGGTGTCTTGGATAGGTGCGTCTTTTAGCGCTTTAAAATCATCCTTAATGCGGTCACGCTCGTCCATAAGACTTTTAATCTTGTTCTGCAAGATATTGATCCGGCCGTTTACCGTGCTGGCTGAGTCCGTCACCTTCTCGATCTCATTACGCTGCTTAACGAGCTGTGCATGCTCGGCGTTTAAAGATTCCAATGGTACTTCCGGCGCACTTGTCTCCAGCTGTTCTTTAAGCGTTTTTGTCCGACTCTGGGCGGCGATGTACTTTTTGTCTTTGTCCGATTTATTTGACCGGTGGATCTTCTCAATGTCTCCCAGCGAGTGCTTTTTGAGAAGATCACCAAGTGTTTTACCTTGCTGTTCCGGCAGTTTTGCCAACACCTCTTTGTTTGCAGGAGGCGTTACATATTGCAGGAGCATTGCCCGCTGCTTTTCCCAATGCAAGGTAAAAAAGTAAGCCGGATTGAACAAGGACAAAAACAGATCCTTATCAAACAATTTGTCGAGAATCTCGTTAAATTCTCCTGCTTTGCTCGGAACATCGTTAATTAAGTATTTTATTTTGCCTTTTTTGAGCTCGCGGCCAAGTAATAGCTGCTTGCCGTCAATTTCCAACAGCAGCGTAACCAGTGTTTTTTCAGCTTCATACGTGATTGCTGTCGGATCCAGCTTGCTTCCGAGCGTGTCTGTACCGTACAATAGCCATGTAATAGCTTCAAAAATTGAGCTCTTACCTTTTGCATTGTCACCAGTAACCTGCGTTTCCTCGCCAAAGTTAACAGTCAGGTTCTGGTGGCTTTTGAAATTTTGTAGCGCTAAAGTATTGAAATTGATTTTCACAGTTCAGCCAACTCCTTCTTATCTATCAATTTCATGATAACCTGAAAGCATGTCCGGAAATGCCCCGACTTAGGTCATATTTAGTCCCGTCTTTGTACCATTTCGTCTCCATCATTTTTAGAACTAAAATCGTTCGTCTTTTTTCGCCGAGCGTCTAAAAAGGAAAGCCGGTAATCGGCTATTTCAAAAGGTCCTGCGGATCCGGCAATTGGCTATCCATACGCTGCTTGTAAGCCCACAGGCGGTTCATGCGTCTTGCCCATGCTGCATCCCGGCGGGCTGGGTGGACCTTAAACATTTTTGCCAAACGCGTTGTGTAAAAATGGATCCGTTTCGCGTGTTTGTTCACGCCCGTCCTCTCCTGAGTTGGCCATATTTCAGGATTAAATTTCCGTTCTTTGCAAATTATCCGTCTGATGTGTCCTTCGCTCACCTTGAATCTATTGGAAATTACAGAAATCTTTTCGCCATCCATAAAGAGTTTGTGTAATAAATTGATGTCGATCATGGTCTGCCCCTCTTTATCTGGAATTTTATCCGCCTTGGCATATGTCATTAACAAAATCATTTTTTGGCCCTTCGTTAGCCTCGTCCAGGCGCCAGCTTTTATCATCATTTGGATCACCCCTTTCAATTTTTCGGCTGTTCATGTAGCCATTTAAGTAAAAATTCTTCTGCTTCCCTTGCCGGAAACAGCCATTTTTTACCGACTCGATATTTAGGGAACCGCGGATCGTAAAAGAATGTTTCCTTGATAAAGTTAATACTCATACTTGTCTGCCGACATAATTCTTTTAAATCCCAGAATGTCTGTTGACGTTCGATTCGCTTCAAATGGGTTTCTACTTTTTCTAAGAAGAGCTTTTCAACCTCTCTCTCGTCAACTTCGAGATTGATCACGATGGACCACCGCCTACAGATAATGGATCCTGAAGTTTAGTTTTTTCTTCCTCTGAACTAAACAAATACTCAATATCATACTCCGGAAAAAATTGACGTTTAATTCGCGCTGCCTCATCAAATTTAAAACCGGAATGTCCGTTTATTTTATCGTATACGGTAGCAACGCGATCATATCCCAAGACATTTGCTATGTCTTTTCCAGAAATGCCTTTTCGGGCCATTTCAGCCTTTAAATTTCTTAACAAAACATAGGCCTCCTTCCAATTTTGTTTTAATACTCAATTTCGTATCACATCTTTATAATATACTCAATTTCGTACTTAGTCAACACAAAAAAAGAAATAAATTCTCAAATTCGTATCTCTACATGTTTACATGGGAATGAAAAAATATATAATTGAATTATGGTATACGAAAAATCGTATACAAAAAGGAGGAATTATAAGTGAAAGACGCCAGAACGGAAGTTGTTGAGAAATTAATTGATGAGAAGTTTCCAAGTGCTAAAGCATTTGCTGAACACATCGGTATTCCTTATACAACGCTGAAATCGATTTTGAAAAGAGGGATTGGTAATGCTACGGTCGATAACGTATTGAAAATCTGCAAGGGATTGGGAATCACAACAGATCAATTAGAACAAATCGCCAACGGAGATGATATAGTCACGATAGCAGCACACCACGACGGAGAAGACTGGACAGAAGAAGAACTGGAAGAAATTGAACAGTTTAAAGCCTTTATCCGGTCAAGAAGAAAGCGTTAGGAGGTGTTGCCTTGTGAGTACATATGAAATATTTTTGGAAGAAGCTGAACGAGAAGGAGTTGAAGTTGAAGAGAAAAAAATGAAATCCGAAAACATAAAGGGTTTATATGGTGACAAAACAATTTGGATAAATCGAGGACTTACTTTAGTGGAAAAGAGTTGTGTGCTCGCTGAAGAGATGGGTCACTACTACACTTCCTACGGAGATATTTTAGATCAAAATACGGTGACCAATCGAAAACAAGAAAAACAGGCGCGAAATTGGGCGTATGAGAAACTAATTTCCTTGGAAAAAATTGTCCAGGCTTACGATTTTGGAGCAACTAGTCGTTTTGAAATCGCGGACTTTTTAAATGTAACGGAACAATTTTTAATTGATGCTATCCAACATTATCGAGAAAAGTTTGGTTTATTTACAAGAGTTGGAAAGCATACAATTATTTTTGATCCGCTGGTAGTTGTTAAATCTTTGAATTGTTAGAGGAGATGATACCCTGTGGCAACGTTTCATAAATACAAGAAGAAAGGGTCCAATAAGGATTTCTGGGAATATCGCATTTATTATCATGACCCAATCACAAAAAAGATTAGGGAAAGAGCGAAAAAGGGTTTTAAAAGTAAACCAGAAGCAAAATTGGCCGCGGCTGAAATGGAACGAAAGCTGCTTGAAGGATATGAACAAACAGATATTTCTTTGAAAAGTTATCTGGAAAATTGGCTGCAAGAGTACAAAAAAGGGACAGTCCGGAAAAATACTTTTCAGCTGCACCAGCAGAATATTAAAAATCACATCCTCCCCTACTTTAAAAATATTGTGCTGAAAGATCTTAAACCGCTTATGTACCAAAAGTTCATTAATCATCTTGCCGAACAAGGATACAGTCGTCGGACTGTTGAAATCGTTCATGGCACAATGTACAACGCTTGCGAAAAAGCAGTTATTACAGGAAAGCTCGAAAAGAATCCTTGTGCGGGTGTAACCATAAAAGGCGAGAAAAAGAAAATGGAAACTGAGTTTATCGAGTCTGCTCATATCTCTGATTTTTTAAGTGCCGCTTACAATTACAATTATATTTATGGCGTGTTTTTCAGGACGCTGATTGAAACCGGAATGCGCAAAGGCGAGGCTGCTGCGCTTCAATGGTCGGATATTGATTTCAAGAAAAAAACGATCAGCATAACAAAGTCATTTGATTTTCAAGAGGCCCCGAAAAATTCAGATGAAATGTTTGGAGACACCAAAACATACAATTCAACACGGATCATTACATTTGGAAAATTCCTTGAAGATACCTTAAAATTCCATATTAAGTATCAGAACCAAAACAAGCTGGCACTTGGGGACACCTATCGTCATGATCTGAATTTAGTCTTTGCACGAAACGACGGAGATTACCTGCCAAAGTCAACTTTGCATAATGCATTTAAACGGATCTTAAAAGCCGCCGACCTTCCACAAAATTTAAAAATCCACTCTCTGCGGCACACCCATGCTGTGCTGCAACTGGAAGCTGGCGCTGACATGAAGTACATTCAGGAACGTTTGGGGCACGGATCAATGCAGATAACTGCCGATGTCTACTCCCATGTTTCGAAGAAAATTGAGGAACGACAAACGAGCAATTTCGATAATTATATGGACGATCTGTTAAAATAAAATCGGGCAATTATCGGGCATTTTGTTTTTCTGGGCGTTCGATACAAAAATGCCCGATAAACAAAAAACCCCTCAAAGCCTTACACTTCAAGGGGTTTCGTTTATTAATACATTTGCAGGTATTGGTCTCTTTCCCATTGGTGCACTTGTGTACGGAA